ATATTCTAAATAACCATTTTGTCTTAATGATTCAGCAAATAATTCCATACCACCTGCACGAACTAAATTTGAATATACAAATGCAGTAGAAGGACCATTTTTACCTTCAACCATTTTACCTAGTCTTTTTATAATTTTATAAAACTTTATAGAGAAATAACGAATATAAGGTACTTTCAAAATAATACCAGTAACATTCTTACTTTCTGATTCTAACATAAAATTTTCTTCTTCTTCTTTTGATAATTTATTTTTAAAAATCTTTTGATTTATTAATGATCTTAATTTAGCACCATCTGCATTAAGTTGTAAAAGAATAGTATTTAAACCTTCAGTAGAATAAAAACCTTGAATATCATCTTTATCTTTATTTAATCCAGGAAATACAAAATTTGCTGCTGCTGATGATGTTCTATCTAATGTATCATCTAAATTTTCTTTTGTTTTTTCATATACTTTATCTTGAAATGGTTCCATGAAACATCTTATTACAGGTGTAAATAATAATCCTTTGGGAATTTTACCCTTTTCAATTCTTTTTGCAAAAGTATATGGAATATTACCACGATAAAAACTAATATATCCTTTTGCTTTATCTTTTAAATAATCTAATCCACCATCTTTTAATTTCATTAAATAATTTTTCTCACTAGTAAATATTTTATCTCTTTGAATTTGGTCATCTAATGGCCTTATAAAGTTTAATAAATCTACAATTTCATCAGCTAAATTAATCATTGGAGTTGCTGTCAATAATATTACTCTTAAATTTTTTGAAATTTTAATTATCTTTTTAAGAGCTTCACCGTATTCGTTTCCAGATAAGTTATGTGCTTCATCAACAATTAATAAAGCATTATTCATATCTGTAATTTTATCTATAACTATTTCTCTTTCAATTTCACCTTCTTGATTTTTTTTATAATTTGTTTTAATTTTATTATCATCAGATAATTTTTTTTCTACAATTTTTTCACCGAGGACTTTTTTATAAAAAGTTTTATAAGACATAATTCTGTAATATTGTTGAGCTGCATATAATGCAATTTTATATTCTCTTTCTTTTTCAGCTTTGGTCATTTGATTTAAAATATTTTTATTTTTAAGATATGTTTCTCCAGTCCAGTTTAAAATTTCTGTTTTAAAGTTATCTCTTGTATTTGGTCCAGGTACAATAACATAAATTTTAGTATTATATTTCTTAACTTGTTCTTTAAAGCTTTCTGCTATTAAAATTGCTGAGCCTGTTTTACCAGAACCAGTACCGTGCATCAGAATGACACCTGTATATGGCGTATTTGGATTTATGAAATTGGGTATAATGCTTTGCTGTTCACGGGGCAAAATTTCTCCCTCTCTACAATTTTGGTCACGATATTTTTGAATTTCTTCATATGTTTCCATCTTCGCTCTTTCTGGCACTTTATGATAATAATATTCTCTTTTTTTAAAAATTTTAGTCAGTAATTCTTGATCATTGGTTTCTGGATATGAAAAATCTTTAACTAATTTTAATTTTTTTTCTGGCATAAATTAGTTAGTTCTAGATAAAATTTTTTATGATTAATTTTTTAATTAATTATAAAATTCTTTATTTTTATTTATCTTAACTCATTCTTTAGTTTCAAATATTTATTTTTGTATTTTAGATACTTTTGATAATACCCACCTAATAATTCAGCTCTTATTTTAGTATTATATACTGCTTCATCAGGAGCTATTAAATCTGATTCATAATTTAAACATGATTGTAGATATAATCCATTGAAACATTTATAAATAATTTTAATATTTTTATAAGTAAAATATCTGGATAATATAGCGGGTGTTAGTTCAACAGTTGCAGGATCAAAAGTTATAGCTTCTTTAGTTTCTCTTATTATATTTGCAATAATGTTTCTTAAAATTTTATCTTTATTATCATCTATATATTTTTTATAAGTTGCTAAATCAAAATAATTAAGATCAGTTTTAATATCAATTGTGTGTGTATAATCAAATAAAGCAGGTAATTCTTCTGGTCTTTTAGCTTTTAAAAATGTAACAATTTCTTTTAATGTTGGAGCAGTATCATGTGGATAATACCATTTATAATTTTTTAAATTATTCAAATAATATAAATCAAATATAAATTGATAACCTTGTAAATATAAAGATATATTACTTTCAGATACAGCAGGTGGATCAACAAACGCTTTAGCTAAAACTTCTTCTGAACCATCGTCTTTTATTATTAAACCATTTTCTAAATAAATTATTTTTTTAAGGGGAAGATTATCTGGTGATTGAATTAAAGATAAATATTTGGTATAATTTTCATCAGCATTATCTGTCTTATTTCCAACTTTAGTATTAAATTTTCTTTTCATAGCATCAAATAAAGTATCTTCTTGTTTAGATAATTCATCAATAAAAGTTAGTAAATTTGCATAATTTATTTCAGTTAAAGAAACTATAGATAATCTTACTCTATCATATGTTGCAATAATTGCATCCAATGCTTTTATATCCAATGTTGAAATTACTGGAATAAAATCATCGCCTAATAATAAGAATAAATAAACAATATCTAAAATTTTTTGAGGAGTTGTTAATCCTAATAAAGTAATTATATCATTTATATTTATGAAAACTATATCTCTTCCAAAAGGAGAGGTTAATTCATAAGTTGGTGGTCTTGATTGATATTTCCATTTAAATTCAAAATTAGATGGTGATAATATAGTCTCTCTATAAATATCTATTTTTACACCATTAAAAACTAAAGCTAACATACTTAATAATATTAAATCAGCATCTGGGGAAGCTAATAAAATATTCTTATCTTTAAATTTAGCATCTCTTAAATCTTTCATTATTTGATGTTCTGCTTCACCATATCTTAATTTATTATTAATAGTAAAACCTTTTGCTGTTAAAATATCTCTTGTTTCATTAATAATAGGTTCATTAAGATTAATAGGAGGAACAGATAAAATTAATTTTTGTCTAATTTCAAATTCAGAAGCTCTAGATGGTGTTAAACCACTACCTGGTGTAAAAACACTACCGAGTTTTAATACTCTTTTTGATATGTCTGCATTTATTAATTTACTTACTGTTAAAAATATTCTTCTATTTAATTGTTCTTTTATTTTAGAAACAGAAGGTACTCCATCAAAATAGATTAATGTAGATGCATTATTATGAGTATATGTGCTAGATAAATTTTCAGTATGTAAAACTAAATCAGCTATCATTCCTCTTTTAATAATATCTTCTGATAAAGGAAATTTACCTAAAATAAAATTAATTTTTTTGAGAGAATCTCTTAAATTATTATAACGGAAATTTACATGTGTTAAATTAATACCAATTAAATCGAATATATGTTTATATGTTGTTATTATATATTCAAGTTGCTTGCATAAATTATTTTTTACCATGAAACCTTTTTTTGTAGGTACAAATAAATAATCAATATTACATTCATATTGATATTTAGACTCAAATAAAATTCTAATAAAATAATTAATTTCATCATACAAATTTTTAATATTATGAAAGAGAGAATGATAATCTAATACAAGAAAATCATATTTTTTACTACTTGTATTTGGAAATTTTTCTCGCATTTTATTTTTTAAATGATAAAAAAAACCACTTATACCCATTATATAGTATTATAAAAAAAACGAATAAAAATAATTTTTTCTCGCCCATTTGATAACTAAATTATTTAGTAAAATAATGGAAATAGTTTCCAATACAAGAAAATATAGTTCTAGTAATAGAAGAAATATAGTTCAAAAAATATCTAAATTAAAAGATACAAAAGATTTTGTTAAGATTTTTAATATTATACAAACAGAAATTGGAAAAGATTTATCTATTAATCGCAATGGAATCTTTTTTAATATTAATTTATTATCAGATGAATGTATTCAAACTTTAAATAATTTTCTAAATGAAATAAGTGATTGCCCGACGGCTACAGAAACAGATACTAAAATTAAATATAAACAATATAATACAGAAGAAGTTGATAATGTAAATAAATTAGGACCTAAACTAAGTAATCAAGAAAAATCAATATTAAAAAAAATGCAAAAATTTTAATATGATTTATATACTACACCAGATATTATCTAATGATTGATATTCAAAATATTTATGAACAATACTACTTGCTAAATTTTTATGTCCAGTTTTTAATAAAATGGACATAAATCCAATATTTAACTTATATTCTGATTTGTCATTTTTAAAAAGATTCATATTCAAATCAAATGTATTATATTTAATAAATTTTAATGAACGAGATGTTAAAGTTTTTATATTTTTTGACATAATTGTTTTAGCTTCATCACCATCTAACGAAAAATAAATATCTAATGGTAATTTACAATTTGTTGGTAGATAATAAATACTATATTGATTAGTTTTATCTTTTTGAATTTCGTATTTTCCTAATTTTATATTATCATATGAATCAGCTTCTATTTGAAAAATAGATTCATTATTATTTTTAGTTATAGATTTAATTATATATATCGATGGTAAAATATATCCAAAAATTTTAAAAGTATCATCATCTTTATTAGTTGAATTTTTTTCTATATTAATTTTGCAAAAAACACCTATTAATTTATTCTCTTTATCTAAAATAGGAGTTCCTGACAATCCTTTAAATTTATTTGATACACTTTCAAAATCAGGTTGTTTACATACGCCAATTAAAAATCTTATATAAATACATCTTAGTTTAGCTAATGGATTAATACAAAAATTAGTTGTATCATATGAAATATAATTTTCAAAACGATTATTAATTTCTATTTTAATAGGTGTATTTTTTTCTATAAATCTTGTTCTATAATTTTTTACAATTTTTGTATTTAATAAAAATTTGGTATCAGGGCATTCGTATATTGCAAGCTCGTTCCAATTAATGTTTTTAAATTTTTTTAATTCAATTACTTCTGATGTTGTGTCTAATTGTGTTTTAATAATTGGCAAGAAATGATGAACTGATATAATATAATTATTATTATCGTACTTAAAAAGAAAGCCATTTGACTTGGATTCAGTAGTAATATCATTTAATGAGGCAATTTTATTAATCAATTTGATGGTATAATTGGCCATTAATAGAATAATATATTTTTATAAATAATTTTTCTCAATTTTTTCTTTTTAGGATGCATCCCGTAATTTTTTAAAGAATATATATATTTGTTTTAATTCTTGATTTTCCCAAGGAGATTTACCTAAAGAATTATTATGTATAAAATTTAATATTCTATCATAATTATCACCCTTTAGTTGAACTACTGATTTAGGAAAAGTAAAATAATTATTTTTAATTTCAAATTTAATAACTGGTATAATTGTTTTAAAATATGTTTTATTAAAAATTTGAGGTAAACAACTTGTAAAATATTCTAATGGGATATTATTTATAATATTTAATTTAACTAAATTTTTTATTGGAGACTCTTGAAAATCGTAATAAAATAGAATACTTGCATATTCAATATTTGAGTATTTATTTTTTTCAATAAATCCATTAATAGATGCTTTATGAAGATGATAAGATTTATCTTCTGTATTTATTTTAATTGCATAATTTAATGGTCTTCCTAAAATAAAACTTTTTAATATGCGTTCTTTTAATTCTCCTGTTTTTAAAATTCTATTAAATGATGCTTTAAATATTGGTTTCTTAATCCATTCTAATGGAGATATTTCTAAAGAATCTCCATCTAAATCTTTTTCTACAGTCAATACATTTAATATTATTTCAGTCAATTTTATTAAATAAATATAGATACCTTCAAAATTTAAATAATTTTCTAAACACCATAATTTTATTTCAAATAAATTTTTTTGAAGTTCTGTTTCAATGATTTCTTTTACTATAATAAATTTTAATTTACTTTTACCTTTTTTTTTATTTAAAACACCCATTTTAAATAATTTTAGCATTTCATTCCAGAGAATAATATTTTTTTCAAAAATACCAGAAGGTTCTTTATCAGAGGTACGAAGGGCTACATTAAACTGTTCAATTAAATAATTTATTTTATCACTATATTTATTTAACTCGTCATTTTTATTAATTATTTTAAAAAGTAAAAAATCTTTGAATTTAATTTCCATTTTATTATAAATATTGTAATACATAATTAAATCTGAATCTTGTTTCCATCTAGAATAAAAATTATTTTCATTATTTGATATACTAATTCTATCAAATGATTTAATAAAAGCAATTATACATAAAATTTCTTTGAAGCAATCTAATGCTTCTGAAGCAAATAGAGTTAAACAATCATTTATATCTATATCAGCAAATATTTTTTGTAATGCAATAACATTAGTATATAATTGTGTTTTAACAATTTTAGACATATTAATCGTAGGATTAAATATATTTGTAGATGGTTCCATATTTACTAAAACTAATTTAGACTGTAATTTGCGAATATCTTCATTTAATAATTCTTCAGGTATTTTATTAGATTTTACATTTCTAAAAGCAATTATATTATTATGTATATTACGAGTTAATTCATTTTCAAAAGGATGAATAATATAAAATTGTCCAAAAATATCAATTAATACTTCAATCTCTTGACCTGTATAAAAACGATTTAAACATTGATTAGAAATTATTTCTCTAGGAAAATATCTTGGATTCCAATAAAGTTGAGGTATAATAATAGCATTATTTATAGAATATTGTTTTTTCAAAATCAAATATATATTCTTTGTAAAAAAATCATCTTTATTATTCATTACAGGACATTTTATTGGGTCATAAAAACAGCTTTTAACTAAATTTGGATTATATTGATCTGGTATGATAAATGGTTTACCAGTTTCTTTTTGCTCTGATAACTCAACTTTTAAACTTGTAGATTCGTCAATAGATAATTTTAAATAATAATCAGTATAATCCTCCTGTGTGATTTTATATTTTGGAACTACTTTTTCTCTACTACCTTTTGGATACATAAAATATGCAATACCATCTGAAACTCTTCCAACACGACCTTTTCTTTGAATTCTAGATGCTTCAGCTATTTTTTCAACTTGTAATTTTGTTAATCCAGTTTCCTTGTCATATGCGTTCACTTTTGCGAAACCATTATCAACTACAAATTTTAATGTTTCTATTGTAATAGAAGCTTCTGCTACATTAGTTGCGATAATTATGGCTCTTTTATAAATTCCTTCTGGAACTGAAGGATCTACAATATAATTTTCACCCCATTCTTCAAAAATTTTATCTCTTCTATTTTTAATAGTTCCTATTGTTTTATCTATTTTTGGAATCAACTCTTTATAATTTTGATTTAAATTAGAATAATAAGGTAATGCAACATTACCTGCAGGTAAAATTAAATTTAATTCTTTAACAGCTTTCTTAATTTCAGCTGAGCCTGTTAAAAAGAACAGTATTTCACCTGTTGGATATTTTTTACAAATTTCTAAAATTTTTTTATAACTTTCATTTTGTACGTATTTAGAAGCTGTTTCATCTGGTAAATTATCTAATATTAATTCTTCTGAATAAATTTCAGTAACTTTAAATTGAGTTGTTTCTCCAGGTGGTGATATATGATATCTTCTATCCATATATATTGAATCAATAATAAAATTATTTTCAAATTCTTTAAAATTTAAAGTTGGTATTGGATGTTGATACATTGGTGCTTTTATTGGATAAAGTAAATTATCATTAATACATCTAAAATATGACCTATATACAGGTTCATCATCATCCATAGTAGCAGAAACAATTATTAATCTAAGTGAATTATTATAAAAACAAGATTGTCTAGTTAATGTTAAAATCATATCCATATTTGCATTATGTTCATGTGATTCATCCAAAATAATTATATCATAATGATTTTTATCACCATATTGAAAATTTGTTTTATTTTCTTTATAAATCATTTCTTTCATCATTGGATTTGTTTTTAATTCTTCATATAATGTACCATCTGTTAATATTTTAAGAGTTAGGTGAGGGCAATTATTTTTAATATGTGAATCAAATTGATATTTCATTTGAACATAAAAATTACTTGTTTTGTATTTTTCTTGTCCCTTTTTTGCTATTTCTATTATTGGTAGACCTAATTCTTGTGAAATTCTATCTGAATTTTCTTTAGTTGGTGGAATACGAGGTTGTGTACAAACTACTTTACCTTTACTATTAAATTCATAAGCTTTTAATGCATACATTAATAATTTTGGAACTTGAGTAGATTTACCTTGACCTGTTGCTCCAGTAATATATAAAACACGATGATATATATAACGATGGAAGAAACTAATTTGAGCTAACCAATCCATTGCATAGAAAGTAAACCAACTTTGGTCTTTTTCAATTAAACTAAAATAATCTATATAATCTCGACTATTATTTTTAGAATCTAGAAATCTTGTTTTTTCTAATTTTTCAAAAGGTTCATTTGTTAAATAATAATAAGCTTTTTTATATGATGGATTGCTTTTAAATTTGTTACCGATTCTTTCTTTCATTTCAGGTCTATACGATGTAAATGAAGATTTATCAGTTAAGTTTAAATCAACTTCAAATTTATTCAGTACACCTGATTTATTTAACACATCAAATATTAAATCAATTTTAATTTTATTCCATTCATTAAAAATCTCGTTCATTTTATTCATATAAAAAGTTGTATCATTGAATTCATATTCCCTTTCTATATTTTTTCTTAAATTCAACCATCTTGGAAAAGGTATATTTTCTAAAAATCTATTGAAAAATAGTTTTTGATTATTAAAAGTTAAAGATATATAATGATTATCTAATGATAACCATTCTGAGTCATTATTAATTATATGAGTCATAGATTTCGCAATATTATAAATATTCTTAAAGTTTAATGCAGATGTATTTGGGTAATTATATAGACTAGTATCAATTTTATTATCCTTTATAAAATAATTTTTTAAATAAGTATTTTCTAATTTTCTAATTGATTCATAAAAAAAATTCCAAATATGATTTGGTTCAATATTTTTAAGAATATAAATTATATCTTCTTGAGTTATAGATTGTAATATTTTACTAACTGGTTTTGTATATTCATTTTCAAATCCAAATTCATCACTAAAATTTAATTGATTTTTAATAGGAGTAAACGAAAATTTATTTATATATTCTTTAACACTAGTTATATTAAACCGTTTTGAATAATCGTTAGCTAAAAATAATAATATTTGTTTCCATAAATCAAAAATAATTGGATTAGAATTTATTTTATTTGCTTCTTTTAATAATGATTCTATAAATAATAATTTATTATTGGAATCTATATCATTATAATCTTCGAATTCAAAAATAGTATTTAAATTAAATTTCTCATTCAAGTAATTTAATAAATACATTTGTTTATTATCAATCTTATAGGTAAAAAAGAAAAATTTTATTGGTTTAATTTCATCATATAAATTTATTTTAATCACATTATAAATATTTCCAAACCATAATCCATAATAATTATTTAAAAAATTATTTATGTCAGAATCATTATTAATTATTAATTTATTTTTAAAATCATCAATACCTTGTTTAGTATATTCATATAATTTAGTTTTTTTATAATCCTCCTCCAATGGAACAATATTAACCCAATTAATATAGTATTTTCCATTCATTATTTCTAATGTTTTTAATATACCAATATAGTTATGATGAATAATTTTATAAATAATTTTCATTTTATTATCAGGTTCATAAATTGGAGTATCAGAATTTAGATTTAATAAACCTAATGACATATTACCAAATTTAAAATCACTTTTAAGAATATTATTTCTATCAAAGTCTTTTAAATTCTCTGGTATACTATTTTGATAACCAGAATATAAAAATTGATTCAAATCAATCATATCATTTAAAAGCTGTGAATTATTATTATCATTAATAAATGGTAATATCATCAAAATAACTCCTTTAATATCACGATAATTATTTTGTTTCCATTGTAAATAATATTCTATTTTAGTAGAATCAAAAAATAAATAATTTGATATTTTTTCAATTAAATTTTCTGTAAATAAATATAAAATTTCAGAATCTTGTGTACTTATATTTGGGAATAATAATTTTATGCTTTTTTTAATAGAATCTTTTAAATCATCGTTAATAAAACGATATTTAATATTTTTGAAATAATTTAATATTATATTAAACTCATCAAAATCTATTTCTATATTTATACTCATTATTATTATTCACAAAATAAATTTATTTTATTTTAACTTCCAATTTATTGGTTTGAAAGTCCATTCTAAATTATCAAAAACAAGCGATACAGCTCCTTTAGAATAATTATTTATAACATCAATTGGTGGTTTATTTGTACCATATTTATAAATTATTTTTAAAATAATATTACAAACAATTTGATGTGTAACTATTAAAATATTGTCATCACTATTTAAATGATTGCTTATTATATTTTTTAAAAATGCTTTTAATCTTTTTTGTACATCTATTTCTTTTTCAGGATATTTAATATCTTCTGCTTCAATAGAACCTTTATAATTAGGATCTACTAAGAAATTTTCATTCATATATTCAGGTAATCTAGTTGCATGCGAACATTTTGGTATAAAATCTTCATGTTTAATTTCGCTTAATCCATAATCTATTTTAACATTAGTATTACTATTTTTTAAATAAGGATAAATAGTTTGTAATGTTCTAATGAATGGCGAAGAATATACATATTTTATATTTAAATTTTCTAAAACTGGAATTAATTTTATAGAATTTTCTAAACCAGCTTTTGTAAGTGGAGAAAAAAAAGTAGCATCTTGTGTTCTATCTTCATGTCTTAATATAAATATTTTCATCTTATAAAAATAGATAAAATAATTATTATAATTTTAATTATTCTTCAGTATATAATTGAGCTTCAATGTCCCAAAATGTTTTTATATCTTTAGATTCTGTTTCAAATAATATTTTTTTTATCCACTCAACTATTTTTTCATTTTCTAAAATTTTATTTTGTTTTTTAAACCAATTATTAATTTGAGATAAAATTCTATTTTCATTGATTCCTATTTTAACCCCTTCTTTATTAAAAATAAAATTTGAACAATCATGAATAATAACTTCAACTAATAAATAATAAGGATTATATGCTATATCCATATTTAATTCTATATATTTTATTTGAAATATGTCTTTAAAAAAATTGTACAAATTTTCGTTTTAAAGATAATTATTAAATATTAATAATGGTAAAAGATACAGGTTTGTATGATAGATTAGAAGTTTCTCCGACAAGTCCAATTGATGAAATTAAGAAGAAAGGAAAAAAACTAATGATAAAATGGCATCCAGATAAACATCCAAATAATATAGAAGAAGCTACTAAAAAATTTCAAGAAATTCAAGAAGCTTTATCTATTTTAGAAAATCCTGAGAAAAGAGATATTTATGATAAATTTGGTATGGATGGAATTAAAGGAGATATGGGTGGACATGAAGGTGGTGTTTTCAATCCATTTGGTAGTGGTTTCCCTTTCGGTCATGATAGTCCTTTTGGTTTTTCTTTTGGCGGAGGTAATCCTTTTGGTGGAGGTTTTCAAAGGAATGATGATAAAGAAAATGTTGTAGAAAAACTTGAAGTAACTTTAGAACAAATTTATAAAGAGGAATCTGTAAATCTAAAATATAATCAAAAGGTTGTTTGTGTACCTTGTAATGGTAATGGTTCTAACGATGGTAAAAAAATTTCATGCTCAGACTGTGGTGGTAAAGGAATTAAAATTAGAATTATGAGAATGGGTCCTATGCAACAACAAGCAGTATCTCCTTGTAATTCATGCGGTGGTAGAGGAACAAGTATTCCAGATGCAAGTAAATGTTCGTCTTGTGCAGCTAGCGGTTATATAACTAAGGAAAAAACTATTGCAATACCAATAAAGAAAGGTTTTGGAAATGGTTTAAAAATGCAATTAGAAGGTAAAGGTCATCATCTCAAAGGAAATAAATCTGATTTAATAGTAATAATTAATGAATTAGAACATCCAGTATTTAAGAGAAGAGGTGCTGATTTATTAGTTGATGTAGAATTAAAATTATACCAAGCTTTATTTGGTTTTGATAAAGTATTAACTCATCTTGATGGAAGAAAACTACATTTACACCATACAGGTAAAACAAATTATGGAACTATCAGAAGAATTAGTGGAGAAGGTATGTTAGATTTACGTTCAAAACAAAATGGTGATTTAATAATTAAATTCACAGTAGATTTACCTACAATTACTAACGAAACATTAACAAAAGCATTAATATTAGTTGATAAAAATGAATCTTTACTTGAAAAAAATGTTCAAAAGGAAGAAAATTTAGTCAAAACGATTATGATGGATATAAATGAGAGTTATAATAATCATGATTCACCACAAGAAGAAAATCATCAACAAGGTCCAGATTGTGTACAACAATAAAAATTATAACATAACCTTTTGGAATAAAAAATATATAGTTAATTAAATGATAACACATATAATTACAAGATTTAGTATATTGGATTTTGATTATAAAGGGTATAACATGACACAGAAATTAGAGAAAGAAACGTATTATAAAAAATTATTTTCTACTGAAAGATTAAATTATAAATTTAAGTCATTTGAAAAAATAACTTTACCATCTATTTTAAAACAAACAAATCAAAATTATGTCTGGCATATATACACAAGTGAATATTTGTCAGAGAATTACAAAACAAAATTAATTGAAATGACAATTCCTTATACTTCAATTCATGTATATTTTATTAAAACTTTTAAAGAATTTAATAATTTAAAATTTGATTCTAATTATTGTACTATGAGACTCGATGATGATGATGGATTAAGTCCTGATTTTATTGAGAATTTACAAAAATACAAAAATGAACATAATACAATTATATCTTATCCTAATGGTAATCGTGCAACAATTGTAAACGATGAAGTTATTATAGGTAAAGAAATTTCATGGCCAAATATTGCTTTAGGATTATGTGCCATAGGAATGAATATTTATGAATGTGGTAATCATACTAAGTTGAAGGAAAGATTTAAGGTAATTTATGATAATACACCTAATATGTTTCTATTAAATTGTAATGTAAACTGTGATACAACAAGAACATTTATACCTGCGTAGTGAAAAATGTTCTAAAGATTAATATTTATTTATAATAATGTCTGTAGAAACTCTAAACAAATCTGTTTTAATTGAAGGTGATAAAACTAATTTTATTTCAAAAGGTGCAATAGAAAGATTAAAGAGAGATTTAAAGAATGATGATAAAGAAAAATTAGAAAATAATGATTATTTTAAGGAAGATTGGACCTATAAATTATTATCTAATGAAAATAATGAAATAAAGATTAAAATAGTTCATAAGAATGAAATCACAATTAACGATACGGTCTTACCAAGAATTTTAGAATCAAATGAAAGAAGAAATATGTTAAAGAAAAAGTTAAAAGAAATGACATCTAGAAGAGGAAATGTAAAAACTAAATTCAATAGTACAATTCCTAAAGAATTAGTAGATGCTTATTTAGAATTAAAGAAATTTAAATTACCGACAGAAATACCAAATCCAGAACAAGTTTTAGAAAATAAAGAACAATATAAGGATATAATTCATACAATGGTACAATCATTTGGTAGTGTTAAGGGAAATAATCCAATAGTCAATTATTATAAATTATTGGCAAAACATTTGGATATACCAACAACTCCAATGTCATTAGCACAACAACAACAATTAAAACAACAAATGGACATGTTAAAAAATAAAAATCCTGAAGAACTTAAACAATTATTGAAAGAAAAACTTAAAAATCCTTCTAGTGAAACAAATTCTTTCTTTGAACAATTACAAGAGAAAAGAAATATTGCAATGCAAAATGAGGTTGGTGATGAAATGAAGAAAATTTATGCTTCAATGGGCTTAGATTCTAAAGTAGATGAAGGAGGGGAAGAAGAGGATGATACTGATATATCAGATATTTTAGAGAAAATGGGCATCAAACCGAATAAAGATATTTGTTTAGATTAAAATAAATATTTATTTATTAATAAATATTTAAAATAAGAGAAAGGATTTGATTTATACTTCCCACCACCCTTGTTGTGTTCTTTGTAATTGTGCATTTTTTTTGTCCCAATGTCTTGCTTTTCTATCTTTAATAATTTGTCTTCTTTCTAATACTTCTTCAAAGCTTAAAAATCTTCTACGTCTTCTTTCCATATTTTTCCTAGCTCTTGAGAATGGTTCTGAAACCATATTTTGTTCTCGATTTACTAAAGATACATTTAATTGCCTATTTTCTACCCAGTCTAATGGATTAAAGGCAAGACCTGGAGGAACTTCCACTTGATAACCATTCACTATTTTAAGTTTAATTCGTTGTTTAATTTCTTCTGCTGTAAAAAGAAAATTTTTCCTACAAAAAGGACAAAGAGCAGAATTTAAACGAACGACACAACTAGAACATAGATCATGACCACAAGGGAGCTTTTTGTCTGATACTGTTGAATAACAAATCTTACAATCCTCCATTACACAAAATTAGAAAATATTTCTAGACGATATTTAAAAAAATATATTATATTTTTTCAAATTTTAAATAAGCAGAACTATATCGATATTACCTTTATGGAATACATTAATACCATATTTTTTTATTAATTATAATATGTCATATTAGATGTAATATGATTACAATTTATTTTAATAAACTATCATTTAATCCAATTAATTCAAATATAATATCAAGGAAGAAACCTGTAGCAAAAAAT